AAGTAAAATATCACGCATTGTGTACTCCATATAAATAGTTGTAGTATTAAAATTGAAAAGGTAATCTTCAATGATCACTAACTATTTATCTCCATCGTCATTCATCATTTCTATCGAAAGACTTCCTAACGTGGAATTTTTCACGCAGAAAGTTAATATTCCTGATGTCTCTGGAAGTCCACAACAGTTGAACACACCACTTGGTTTGATCTACGACTCACCAAGCCAGTTGCAGTATTCTGATTTGGACGTAACTTTCATTGTTGATGAAGACATGAAAAACTATCTAGAAATTTTAAACTGGTTAGAAGGGATGGGATCACCCAACTCTACAGATCAATACAAAAAATTGAAGGCATCAGACGAGGGTGTTCAATCAGATATTACTATCGTGATCAATAACAATCACAAGAACCCAAACAAACAATTCATATTCAAAGATTGTTTCCCTGTTGCACTCTCATCTATCAATTTGGATATTACATCAACAGATACAATCTATTCAGAATGTAATGCAACTTTTAGATATACAAACTTTACTGTTGCCAACGCTTAAAAAGTATGGTATAATATGATGAAATTATTTGGGATGATGATAAATGGCGAAAATAGAAGCGCTCAATCCTTTCCTACTGACATTCTACAAAGTGTCGATAGAAAATTGGAGTGTAAAGAAAAAACAACTTATGGATCTCATAGACTGGGATGATAAGGAGTGTTGGACAGATGAATGTTTTACTGACTACTATAAGAACATTCGCAAAAATGACAAACGTGCACCTTACACGGATCAGTTCATAGATATCCTCAAACCAGAGCTAAATGGGTTTGTACATAAGGTTCAACATACACCAATCAATAGATACAACTTTGACTTAGGTATGAAGATCAATAACCTTTGGGCACAAAGATATTCTACACAACATTTCATGCCACCTCACACTCACGAACCAAGTGGGTTCTCTGCAGTTCTATATGCGGAGTTTGATCAGAGGGAACACCAGGCGACAAAGTTCTGGGCACCATTCAAGAATACTGTTGATGCAATGGATTACAGATATGATCCACAGGTAAGTGAAGGAGATATTCTTTTCTTCCCCAGTTTTTTGATACATTATGCGGAACCAAACAAATCTAAAAAACAGAGAACGATCTTTTCGTTCAATAGTATTTTAAGACCAACAGGGGCGATTGACATATGAGTAAAATCCAAGCAAAAATAAAGATTATCATGGACGAGATACAGGAACTTATGGAAAGTCATCCAAGAGCGCATCTTGAAGAAGGTTCTAACATTCACGCACTCATGGCATCGGCAGGTTTATACTTTCAACATATGGACGACGAGAATAAAGATTACTACCAGTTCGTATCGATGGCGATTGAAGAAGAAGCGGAGTGGAACGTATGAAGAGAATTCCCATGAAGGGTGGAGATGAACACGATGGTTTATCAAAAAAATCCCGTAATCTGTTTGTGTGGCCAAGAGGTTATCTGAAAAAGATTAAACGTAGTTATAATAAACGCTTTCGTAAAGCAGGAAAGAAAATAGATGAGTGATGATATTAATGAGATGTGGGCAAAAGACGCTCCCATCGATGAGACTAACCTCATAGGTGAAAGTAAACGTATTCCCTCATTGCACAGTAAATACTATTCAAAGTATTATGAAGAAGCTTTACGTGTCAAGAAACTACGTGCGGATCTTGCGCAGATGAAACGTGACAAGATGGAATACTACGGTGGTTCCATGGCAGAGGAAGACCTCAAAGAACGAGGTTGGAAACCTTTCCAGTTAAAAGTACTTCGGAACGATTTAGATAAATATATCATAAGCGATAAAGATATTATCAAACTGAGTCTGAAGATAGATTACCACTCAATTCGTGCGAACTATCTGGAAGACATCATCAAGTCAATCCATTCTCGTAACTTCGTTATCAAATCTATGATCGATGTTATGAAGTTCCAATCAGGTGATTATTAATTATGTCAGAGTCTATCCCACCTATTCTCCCAACACAAATTGTAAGTAACTATACTCGTACCGCATACGTGGGCGATGACTTAGTTACAACTCACGTCGAACACCAAGTGGTGAACGGCGCAATACGTGTTGCAGAAGTGGGATATACTCTCTATAATGGTATGGGACAATTGGTTGACTCTCCAAAACCGCAAGGTACAAACGTGAGTATTGATGTATGACTGATATAGTAACAGTTGAATTCATCGATCATGTTCACATGCGTGTGACAGCAGATCCATCAGTGCGTCAAGAGATCAGTGACTTCTTTTCTTTTAGACCAGAGGGATGGCAGTACAATCCAAAGGTGAAGGCAAAGATGTGGGATGGGATCATTCGGATCTATTCTCCTATGCGTCCTAAACTATATGTTGGATTACTTTCAAAGCTTGCAGAGTTCTGTAAAGTACGTGAATACATTCTTAATATAGAGACTGATGAATATGTTTCAGATATCTGTGAAGAAGATTATCCAGAACAACTCGCAGAAGAAATCAATTGTAAATACAAACCACGTGATTATCAGTCTGAATATGTTCGTAATGCAATTATCAATAGTAGATCACTCAGTGTATCTCCGACATCATCTGGTAAATCTCTGATCATCTATCTACTCCAACAACATTACAATCTTGCGTTTGGACATAGGACACTTATCATCGTACCGACGATTGGTCTTGTACATCAGATGGCAGGAGATTTTGAAGACTACGGATGTAAACAAGAGATCTATAGAATTCAAGGTGGAGTGGATAAACATTCGGATGCACCTATTGTTGTATCTACATGGCAGTCATTGGTGAAGATGCCCAAGGCATGGTTCGATCAGTTCAATGTAGTACTAGGTGACGAAGCACATTTGTTCCAAGCGAAGTCTCTCACAACTATTATGGAAAAGTTAAACGACTGTAAGTTTAGACATGGGTTCACAGGAACTCTCAAGTCATCTGAGTCGAAAACACATAGAATGGTTCTGGAAGGTTGTTTCGGTCAAGTCAAACGTGCAGTTACCACAAAGAACTTAATTGATGCAGGTACAGTTGCAGACTTTAATGTCAAAGCAATTGTATTGACGTACGATGCACAAACAAAGAAATCATTTAGAGATGCATTCAGAAAGATTGATGCCCCTCAGAAAAAGTATCCTGCAGAACGAGAGTTCTTGACGAACCATGAGAAGAGAAATATGTTTATTCGTAATCTCGTCTGGTCACTGGAAGGACAGAACAATCTAATTCTCTTTGATCTGGTTGAGAAACACGGAAAGATCCTAGAGCCTTTGCTTCGCAAAGAAGATAGACAATTACATTTCATTTACGGTGGAACGAAAGGGGATGAACGTGAAGAGATCCGTCATCTCGTTGAGAACGATCCTATCAAACAACATAACATCCTCGCATCCTATGGTGTCTTCTCGACAGGTGTGAACTTGAAGAAACTCGACAACGTGATCTTCGCCTCTGGTTCTAAGTCTGAGATTAAGGTATTGCAGTCAATCGGACGTACATTGCGTAAAGGTAATGATGCAGATACTGCGACACTCTATGACATCTCTGATGATCTGACGAGTGGATCATTCACGAACTACACGATCCAACATTTCAGGAAACGTATTGAGATCTACTCTGATCAACAGTTTCCATTTAAGATTTACAACATTGATATCTAGCAGCTATAGAATCATTATTTAAAAGCGATAAATCGATTATAACAAACATCCAAACAGGAGTCAAGCTTTATTTTTAATTAATTTACCGCTTGACATCTGATTCAACATAGAGTATAATGTACAGGACTTGATACCACAGAAGGAGGGGTCATATGGCAAAAAGAGCCAAGAAGAATTATGTAAACAATAAAGACCTACTCGAATCACTCATCCAATACAAGGAAGCGTGTAGAGAGGCAGAAGATGCTGGCGAGGATTTACCACGAGTACCAAACTATATCGGTGAGTGTATTTTTAAGATTGCGAATCGTCTTGCGACGAAACCGAACTTCTCTGGGTATTCTTACAAAGACGATATGATTTCAGATGGAATTGAGAACTGTCTACAATACATTCACAATTTTGATCCAGAGAAATCCAAGAACCCATTTGCTTATTTCACGCAAATTATATGGTACGCATTCCTACGCAGGATTCAAAAAGAAAAGAAACAACTATACATCAGATTTAAATCTTCGCAGAAGATGATCTCAGACATGCAGGTTGTTGACGGTGCAGAAGGATTGGTATCCATGGCAGAACCGCCAGAATATATCAATGACTTCATCAGTGACTTTGAAGAAAAACTTACTAAGAAAAAGAACGAGGGAAAGTAAGATGCAATATTATAAAATGGAACCGACTTACAAAAAGTCAGTAGTTGAAAACAGTACGTTTATGAAAGCAATCGATGGTGGACATAAAGTAGAAGGTGGTAACACACTATGGGCAACTCTTGAAGTTGGTTGGCGTTGGGGATCATGGGTAGTCAGTGTCCCAGAGTCTGAAGAAGAAATCATGGACTTTGCCAATAACAAAGTCGGTAGTCTTACAGAAGGTGACAGTCGTTACTACAAAACTATTAGAGAAGTATACGATGATTATGTGAGTGGCGATGCAACTTTGTTACAACAACAAATTATTGAACTACAATCTGCATTTCTTCCAGACGTTAGTGAAGCGTGTACATTCCATGAAGTCGATGACTACGATGCGGAGATGGAGGAAACTTGGGATGGTTGTTGGGAAGACTGGACAATCAATCAGTTCTGTCAACCAGATGCGCCTGGATATCTTAATGAAGAAGAATTACAAGCATACTTGGAAAACGTAGAAGAAGCTTGGCAATTCGACGCATGGTCTGGACTCGAAAACTTGGACTTCTTAGAAGAAGGTAATGAATTCGAAATTCACAGTGCTATCACACTGAAACCTTGTGACGAAAACGGACGGGTGGCTGGCGAAGAGGAATAAAGAATGCGAATTCTAATTTATGGATTGCCAGGATCTGGTAAGTCCACTCTTGCGGCACCGTTGGCGAGACTTGTTAACGGTGTCCACTTAAATGCAGATAGAATACGTGAAGAATACAACGACTGGGACTTCACCACAGAAGGACGTATGCGTCAAGCGGCACGTATGAAGTATCTTGCTGATGGAGTTGTCAAGGCGGGTAAGACTGTAATCGCAGACTTTATCTGTCCTACAGTCGAATCACGTATGTTGTTCAATGCAGATTTCGCAGTGTGGATGGATACTATTCAAGAGGGTAGGTTCGAAGACACTAATAAGATATTCGAAGTTCCACACATTGACGAGTATGATTACCACGTCTCTAAGTGGTTCAATGATACACATGCTCAACTTGCCCCAGTCCTAGAGAAATGGCTCGACTGCAATGCCGAGGGATCTCGTGGGTTGAATTGGGAAATGAATAGGAGATAACATGCCTGGCATTTTTAATAAATTCATTCCAACTGTACAAATGCTTGGAAGATGGCAACCTTGGCATCCTGGCCATACTGCACTCTTCAAGAAAGCGGTATCGATCACTGGTCAAGTCTGCATTCAGATCCGAACAGTACCACGAGACATTGATGCCAGTGGTGGTAGAACCATGATACAGAATGATAATCCATTCAACGCAATGGATGTTGAAAACAACATAATTAAGGAACTTGAAAAAGAGGGCTTTACATACGGTGAAAAGTATGTTATAATGCAGGTTCCTAACATTGTTGATATTAGTTATGGTCGTGGAGTGGGTTACACATTCACTGAACACGATCTTGGTGAAGAAGTTCACGACATCAGTGCAACAAAGATTCGGAAGCAAATGAGAGATGACGGAGAACTATGAATGAAGATTGCTTTAATAACAGATATGCACATAGGAGTGCGTGGAGACAGTAAAGTATTTCTGGATAACCAAGAACGGTTCTTCTCAAATGTATTCTTTCCATACTTGGATGAGAACAAGATCGACACTGTGTTCGACTTGGGGGATACCTTTGATAGAAGAAAGTTTATCAACTACAATACATTAAAACGTGGTAAGGAGTTCTATTTTGATGAACTTCAGAAACGTAATATAGAATATCATGCACTGGTGGGGAATCACTCAGTGTATTATACAAATACAAATGACATCAACAGTATGGATCTGTTGCTGCGAGAGTACACGAACTTTACCCTTTATGAACATGAAGCTGTTGAAGTTACGAAAGGCTCTACCAAATTTCTAATGACACCATGGATCACTAAAGACAACCGTGACACAATCCTTTCAAAGGTTTCGATGTCGAATGCGGATGTCTTGTTAGGTCACCTTGAAGTAAAAGGTTTTGAGATGATGAGAGGACAAACATGTTCTCATGGTCTTGACATGGATATATTTAAATCTTTTGAAAACGTTTATTCTGGACACTTCCACCACCCATCACGGTACTCCAATATTGAATATCTTGGTGCACCTTATGAGATGACTTGGTCGGACTATGAAGGTAAACGTGGTTTCCATATCTTTGATACTGAAACAAAAGACTTGACATTTATTGCGAATCCGTATAGAATGTTTCATAAGATCGAT